AAATAAAAGTTTTGGAAGAAGCTGAATGCTAATCGACTTTTAGCAATGCCAAACAGTTTTCAGCATTGTGAAGCCTTTTTTTTACGTACACTCGAAACGTCTGATAACTGTATTTCTGTTGCTTTTTTCCCTAAATTTCAACATGTATCTCAAAAAGAAAAAATGTTCTTTCTAAGAAATAAACCTCTATGGTACCGTCTGATGCTTAAGATCACTATAGGGACTGATATTTATCAAAGGAGAAACTTATGGACCCGACACAAGCCACACAAGCCGTACAAACGGCGCATGGATTGGACATGACTCAAGTCGTCACAATTATGCTCGTATTGGCCACGAATCTAGGGACTGTTATCGCGCTTTTCGTTCATAGCGATAAGAAAGCAGAAGAACACAGAAAAGAAATGACTACAATAATTGAAGAAAACAGAAAAGAAGCAAATGATATTCTCAAAGGGATTCGTGAAGATATAAAAGATTTTCATGGAAGATTATGCGCTATTGAGGAAAGGAACAAGAAATAATCTACTAATTCAGTAGATGTTAGTAGATATTGACACATCTTTGAGTCAATTTCGAGTTGATTCAAATTTGTGTCAAAATGTTAGATGTTTTTCACAAAATAAGGTATAATATCCGCATGGTTTGCCGATCTGAATTACAATTAGACTTATTCGAGACTTTCGATGAAAACACCTTCTTGCGAAAAGAGATGGATGCGATCGTCGTCGCACAACACAATTTAAGGCATGGATGCGATCGTCGTCGCACAACACAATTTAAGGCGCGGAATCTTCGCTAGAATCAACGATATGGGCAAGCTTATGGTTAAGCAGCAAGAAGAGATCGAAGCGCTGAAACGACGGGCTAAGTTTAAGGTGGTGAGATGAAACGTCTGCTTGGTGCGTATATCGACGCTTATATGGATAACCCGTTTGGCGTTGGCATGCTGACATTAGCCGCTGTCGCACTGTTGTTTGTGGCAATTGGAGAGGCGCTATGACGCTGCGTTACGAATGGATCGACCGACACCGCGAGCCCAAATGTGCTCCCAATCCGAAGTGGCCGAACGGCAAGCCGCTCGACGCATCGGAAGGATTCACTGAGAAATGCAGCATAGACCTGCCGTACCCAGCGAAACGCTGCGGCATTTACATGATCGCCTGCGATAAGTGCGGCCATAAGATCGGTATCACGACGGCAGGCAGGCCAGATGATCCGACCAAGATCACGCTGCCGTGCTATGTCGATATGGGTATGATGTACGGCACGGCTGTTTTCAATGACGACGGAAAAGTAGGAGTTCTGAAATGAGCGGCGGCGCAGCAGCGGAAATGCCACGGTATCGGTGCCACAAGGAAGTCTGGGCGCTGCATATTTTGCACGTCATCGGTGATGTGTTGGAGTTTCACGATCAGGGGTATGCGCCGTTGCAGGTCGGATCTGATTTCATCCACAAACACAACCCGCAGCCCGGTGGATACTATGTGGTATACGCCGACGGCTATAAGTCGTATTCACCGGCCAAGGCATTCGAGGAAGGGTACAGCGCTGTAAGCACTATTCCATCCAGCATGACCGTCTCTAAATTGGGAGAGATCAACAAGAGATACACGGGGGTTGTTGACGCGGATGGCAGCATTAGAGTCTGCGAGGACTTTCATCGGATTATGGAAGAGGACATCCCGGATATGATGAATGAATTGGCGCGGCTACTGGGGGTATTTGCTAAAGCGCAGGGTGAATAAAATGAAACGCATCTACGCCAAACACCTTCCGTACACAGACGGCCATCTCGGCAAAGTCGCGCTCGACATGGAGCACGCCGGGGCGCATATGGTAATGGTTGCAATCAATGACCGGATCGCGGAAATCGCCGGCCGGCGCGGCTTCGGGTACGGCGAATGATCCCCGACCGCACCGATGCCGACGATCAATCCGACAAAGACGCTGTATTCGTCGAACAGTACCGGCTGACCGGTGACGCCGTGCAGGCGTGCATCCGGGCCGGCATTCGCGACGCGCGCTATCCGATCACGGTGGTGGCCAACAGGCAGTTGCAGAAGCCTGAGATCGTCGCCGCGTTGAAGGCGCTGGAACGGATTGCGACGAGCATGCAGCCGCTGGAGGTGACGCGGGATAGCGTGGTCGCCGATATGCAGGACGTCTATGAGAAGGCGCTGCAGGACGGCCAGTATGCCAGCGCGATCGGCGCGAAAAAGCTCCAATCGATGTTGCTCGGCATGCTGCAAACGAATATTTCGATCACTCACGGGTTCAAGCCTGAATTGATGACCGACGAGCAACTGATGCGCATCGCGTCGGCCAAGGATATCAGCAAGGATGTTATCGAGGTGGAGGATGAGTAACCCTCGTACTATTGTGGCAGACCCGCCGTGGTGGCCTAAACTCCACGCCAATACGGTCGGACGACGCGAGGGCCCCTATCGCGCGGGGCCGCAGCGGTACTATCGATTGATGACCGTTGAAGCTATTTCGGAACTTGCTCCGGTTAGTGCCAGAAAGGCACATCTTTGGCTGTGGGTTATTAACCAGCACATTGATTGGGGATATGCAGTTGCGCGGGCGTGGGGGTTTGAGCCACAGCAGATGATTACTTGGGGTAAGCCGGGACTAGGCACGGGCCAGTTTCAATGTAATTCGGAATCCGTGTTGGTTTGCCGCAAAGGAGGCCCCGCCAATAATGCTTTTGGCAGAACTGGCGGGACGTGGTTCAACTGGCCTCGCACGAGCCGCCATTCGGAAAAACCGTCCGCATTTTTTGATTTGGTGGAGCGCGTCAGTCCAGGCCCGTATCTGGAAATGTTTGCGCGGACAACAAGGTCTGGGTGGCAATCTTGGGGTGATGAGGTCCCTACAATGAACGGTGACGATGAATGATTCTCACGCGCCGTAAACTGCTGACCGGATTGATCGCCGCGCCAATCGTCGTGCGCGCTGGGCTGATCATGCCGGTGATATCTGAGCCCTACAGGTGGTTAGATGTAAGGGCAACCGGCGACGTCGTGCTGCGTTATCTAATGAATCAGCATGAAATACTGATTTCACAACGCGCGACCAAAATCGGCACGTTTCCGGGGATAAAATTTGTTCGCCCGGAGCGCGAGGTATTCGCATGAACCACGTCGACGCCGCCCGCTGGCACACCAGCAAACGCCTGTGGCAACGCTTCGGGCTCGCGATGGGCATTCCGGACCTGAAAAAGCTGGAGGCCGAAATCGTCGCCGGACGTGCGCAATGGCTGGCCGATCAACGTAAGAATATGCGATCCGTGTATAAACTGCGCGTGCATCGCGATGACCGGACGCGCGAGATCGTCGCTGTTTTCGATGTTCATTTGTGGGCCGTGGTCACGGTATTGCCGTCTGAGGCTTGGATTGGGAGAAGGAAGCGGAGATGAGTGGATCTGTGACTGAAACTGCTTGGAATATCGGCAAAGACAGCAGGATACAGATAACCGTTAGAATGTCAGTCGATGACTGGAAAGATGTCTATCAGTCCGGTTTATTGACCGCTGATATGCGCGAAACAATCGCGGCGGCAATTCGGGCGGCGGAGAAGTCGAGATGAAAATCGCCGTCTACAGCATCGCGTTGAATGAAGAGAAGCACGTCGAGCGGTGGATGCGGTCGGCGGAAGATGCTGATGCTCTGCTAATCGCTGATACCGGCTCAACGGACGATACCCGTCCGCTGGCTTGGGATAGCAACATCGGTGTCCACGACATAACAATTAATCCCTGGCGCTTCGACCACGCCCGCAACGCGGCGCTCGCCCTGCTACCCGCCGATATCGATCTCTGCATAACTCTCGACCTCGACGAAATCCTGGTCCCCGGCTGGCGCGAGATCGTCGAATCCGTCTGGACGCCGGAAGCAACGCGGCTGCGCTATAACTACGTCTGGAACTGGAACGCCGACGGCACGCCGAACGTACAATTCCAGGCCGACCGCGCGCACCACCGCAACGGCTATCAATGGAAGGGCGCCGTCCATGAAACGATCTGCCCATCCGGCGTGGAACACATCGTCACGACCGCGCAAACGCTGATCCACCATCACGCGGACGACAGCAAGCCACGCAGTTCGTATCTGCCGCTGCTGGAGCTATCCGTGCGTGAGAATCCCATGGACGACCGGGCATCCCATTATCTCGGGCGCGAATATATGTTTCAGGGCCGCACCGCGGAAGCCACGGCGGAACTGCAACGGCACCTGACACTGCCGACCGCGAAATGGAACGAAGAGCGGGCCGCCAGTATGCGGTTTCTCGGGCGCATGACCGGCGATGAAGGATGGTATCTGGGTGCCGTCAGCGAGGCGCCGTACAGCCGCGACGCATGGTATGAACTGGCGCAGTTTCGGCTGAAACGAAACGATTGGATCGGGGCCCTGCAGGCAGCGACGCGGGCACTGTCGATCACGGAACGGCCCGGGCACTATCTGGTAACAGCCGAAGCATGGGGTTATGGTGCCTACGATATCGCGAGCGTCGCGGCGTGGCATATGGGGCTGAAGGACGTGGCGCGCGGGTATTGGGAGAAGGCCGTTGAGATGGCGCCGAACGATGCGCGGATTGTCAGGAATGGGGAGTGGATGCGCGCGTGACCGCCATCCTGAAACCGCCCACCCCGGAGGAAGCCGCGCAGGAACTGATGCGGCGCCGGGCAGCGCGCGGGAGTCTGTATGAGTTTCTGCAGCAGGCATGGCCGCAGTGGGAAGGCGCACGGCCGTTCATAGGGGGCTGGGCGATCGGTGCTATTGCCGAGCACGTCCAGGCCGTCGTCGAGGGGCAGATCCGCGATCTGCTGATTAACCAGCCGCCAAGAACCTCGAAGCCTGTGTGGGAAGAGGAATGGGTTCAAGAAAAAAATCGCGGGCGAATCAAATTGAAAGACGTGCAAGTTGGCGACCATGTGCTTACGCACAAAGGGAGATTTTGTCGCGTTTCTGAAGTGCACCAGCAGGGCATTAAGCCGCTCCTGAAGATAGGCACATTTTATGGCCGTCACGTCAAGGCCGCGCCCGACCACCCGTTCTATACGCCAAACGGTTGGATTGAAGCGCAGAATTTGACATTGCAAGATTTGGTTGGCGTAGTCCATCCGATAGAGGATTCCGGCACAGAAGAACTGACCGCTGAAGCCGCGAGGTGGCTTGGGTATATGATCGGCGACGGTAGCTGCACCGGAACGCAGAAGGGGTTTACTAACGGGGACGAAGCTGTTTTGGCAGATTTTGAACATTGCTCAAGGAATCTGGGTTTTTTCACGACACGCAGTAAAAAAGCGTTCTGCAATGCAGAGCATATACGCGTTAAAGCACACCCAAAGAGATGGACAGGTAAGGGAAAAATTGAATCACCATTAACCGCGTTCATGAAAAAACACGGCATCTATGGAAAAAGCAGCTACGAAAAAAATGTGCCGCCGGCAGTATTGGCCTCGTCTGATAAAATCATAGGGGAGTTCATCGGCGCTTACTGGTCGTGCGATGGACATGTGGCGAAGCGTCCGTATTCACGAAATGGGGCAATCCGCCGTGATTTTGCAATTGGCTGCAACAGCGTAAACCGCGACCTGTTGGTTGGTATTCAACATTTGATGACCAGACTTGGCATCAGCACATATCTTAGAAAAAAGACGGCAAAAATAAAGACCAAGCGGCAGAACAGTGACGTATATGTATCTTATGGATTGTTCACTGGGTCGTTTGACGAAGTTGGTAAGTTTGCCGCGCGTGTGCCAATGGTGCATACAAAGCGATTTAATAATTTATCCGGCGTGCGGCGCGATGATTTTGACCGCGTGCTAACGTCAGATCCGGTAGTGTCCATTGAGCCTGCCGGCGAAGGTGCTTGTCGATGCCTGACGGTTGAATGTGACGGCAGCTTCACTGTAAATGATATCGCTGTTCACAATAGCTCCTTGGTATCCGTGGCCCTCGTACCGTGGGCATGGATCGATCACCCGCAGCTACAGTTCATGTATGTCAGCTATTCCGACAAACTCTCCGGCCGCGATCACGTTCGGTCGCGTCGCGTGCTGGAATCCGAATGGTATCAGCGCAGGTGGGGGTCGGCGTTCACGCTGGCGCTCGACCAGAACACGAAAGTGCGGTTCGACAATACGGCCGGCGGATATCGGGTCACGTCGTCAATTACCGGCACGGTCACCGGGGAAGGCGCTGATATTTTCTGTCTGCCTTACGATTCGATGGTTGAGACAGAATCTGGCCCGATGATGATCGGCGATATAGTGGCGAACCGCCGCGCCGTCAATGTCTGGTCGTTCAATGAGAAATCAAAATCCCGCGAACTCATGCCGGTGATCGACTGGCATACGTCCAGAGCCCAGAGTTTTCAGCACATCCAAGTTAACGACGGACCGTCTCTTTTGATCACCGACAATCACTCGGTCTACGATAACATTGCAAAGGCATACGTGCGAGCCGATGTTGTTCGCCCAGGCGACATGCTGCGCAACCTAGATGGGCCTGTGCTTGTCACGGAAATCACGCGCGTCGGATTGAGTGCGACTGCGGATACCTACAACATCAGCGTCGCCAACAATCGCAACTACTACGCGAATGGGATTCTAGTCCACAACTGTCTTGACGATCCCAATAGCGCCTCCGACGTCAGCGAAGCCGGGCTCGACGTCGTGCAACACTTCTGGGAAGATGTCATGCCGACGCGATTGAACGACTTCCGGACCGGTCGCCGCATCGTCGTCCAGCAGCGCATTCACGAGAAGGATCTGAGCGGCATCATCACGTCAGCCAAGGATAACGGCTGGGTGCATCTGAGGCTGCCGATGGAATTCGAGCCGGGCAGCCGGTGCGTGACCGTCGTGCTGCCATCGACGAACGGCAAGAAATGGCGGGACCCGCGCAAGGAAGAGAATGATCTGCTGTGGCCCGAGCGTGTCGGGCGGCCGGAGCTCGACCGGCTGAAACGGGAACTTCGCACCGAATACAACATCTCCGGCCAGCTCCAGCAGCGCCCGGCGCCCGGCGAAGGCGGCATCATCAAACGGAAATGGTTCCGCCTGTGGACGCAGGAAGCCACGCCGAAACTGGATTACATCATTCAATCGTGGGATACCGCGCTGTCGGAAAAGAAGGAGGCGGCGTTCAACGCCTGCACGACATGGGGCGTGTTCAAGGACCAGCACGAACTGCCGAATATGATCCTTCTGGCGGCGTGGCGCAAGCGCTGCGAATATAACGAGCTCCGCGAACACGCCAAGCGCCTGTCGAAAAACTATCTCGATGACGGCGATCTGGACAAGCCGCCAAAGCCAGCCAAGCGCGCGCTGAAGCCGGATATGATCCTGGTGGAAGATAAGACGACCGGTAAAATCCTCATTCGCGATCTGCAGCGGGCTGGCGTCACCGTGGCGGGGTTCAATCCGGATCGGTACGGCGACAAGACGCAGCGCGTGCGGTTCACGACGCCGACGCTGGAAAGCGGCCATATCTGGGTGCCGGGCCTGCCGCCGGATTTCACGCGCCCGCGGCATTTCGCGGATGTGGCGCTGTCGCAGTTCGCGAGTTTTCCGAAGGGGGCCAGCCGAGATTTGGTGGATACCATGACACAGGCTATTATCCGCGCGCAGGAATCCGGCTGGGTGTGGCGATCGGACGACGCCAACGCGCCGCCGCCGGATGAGGTGCGCGATATACCGGAGGCTATTTACGGATGATCCGCGAACACGCGAAAATCGAATATGAAGCCGTCTGCGATAAATGCGGCACCGGCCTGTCGACGGTGGCGCTCAATAAGGCGGCTCTCAGTCGGTTCGCTGCGGCCGCGCGCTGGCTGGAGCCGGAACCCGGCGTGTTTACGTGCCGGCGGTGTCAGGTGCTGGAGCAGCCGGGAACCACATAACTTACGCAATTGACACACGGGCATAACGGATTTACTATCTCCGTTTATGAACGCAGGGCGCCGCGCGGAACGGATCGTTGACGACGGCCCGACAGAAATCGACCTGTCGGATGATCCTGCTGTTCTCGATTTCACAGCCGATATCGACGGCGCGACAGTCAGCGACACGCCCGACGGCGGCGCGGTCATCGATTTCTCCAGCCGGTTAATCACCGACAGCGACCCATCCCGCGACCACGGCGCCAATCTGGCCGAGCACATGGCGGAACGCGACCTCAATTCCGTGGCGGAACGGCTGGTCGAGGCGGTCGGCGAGGACAAAAACAGCCGGCAGGACTGGGAAGGCCAACTCGCGGAAGGCATGAAACTGCTGGGGCTCAAGATCGAGGACCGGCAGTTTCCGTTCAAGGGCGCCTCCGGGGCCGTCGACCCACTGCTGATGGAAGCCATCCTGCGCGGCACCGCCAACGCCAATGCCGAGCTCATCCCGCCATCCGGACCCGTCAAAACCCAACTCATAGGGTATTCGGATACCGCGCGCGAGGACAAGGCCCGGCGCGTCAAGGATTGGATGAACCTCTATCTGACCAAGCTGGCGCCGGAATATTATCCTGACTATGCGCAGATGCTGTTCTGGTGGTATTTCGCGGGCAGCACGTTCAAGAAGGTCTACCAGCACCCCATTCTCAGACGCCCGGTCAGCCCATTCATTCGCGCCGATCACTTCGTCGTCTCCTACGACACCAAATCCCTTTACGACTGCCCGCGCATGACGCAGATCAGCACGATGTCGCGCCGGCAGGTCCGCGGCCTGCAACTCAGCGGGTTCTGGCGGGATATCGAACTCATCGACAGCGGCCCGGACGTCCAGCAATCTGTCCTCGAGGCCGCGATCGACCAGGCATCCGGGCAATATAATCCGAACAACCAGTCGCTTTACAACGGCGACGAAGATTTCACGTTCTACGAAAGCCATGT